CGGCATGCCGCAGCGCAATCCTGGCATTGACCCGCTCACGTTCCTGAATCAAGGCGGATCGCTCGGCGGGCTACAGCAGGCGATGGCGCTCAGTCAGGCACTGGCCCCGGCATCGAGTAAGCCACTGGTCGGCAAGCCGGGGGACATCGCGCGCGACCCGACGACTTGGCAGATACTGTGGCAGAACCCGGCTGAACCTGAGAAGAAGACGCCGCCCGAAATCATCAAGTTGATCGAAGCGCGCGACGCCTTCCCTGTCGGCCACCCAAACAGGGCGATCCTTGACGAAGCGATCAAGAAGGCGTCGTCACACGCGCCTGCGGCTACAGCCAATTCCTACGGCTCGCCCGTTCCGATCATGCTGCCGGATGGCACGATTGGATATGCACAGCCGGGGAACAGGGAAGGTGCTGCGCCGCAGATCATGCGTGGAGAAGGCGGTGTGCCGCTAACGAAACCAAAAGACGTGCCGGCATCCATGCGCGAAAAGCTGGCTCAGAACGCAGTCACGCTCCAAAAGATAGACAAGGCGCTTGAAATGGTAGAGACGACTCCTGAGGCGTTCGGTCTTCAGAACATGCTGCCGGATGCAGTTACGCAGCGCACAGACCCGGCTGGCGTTGCGGCGCGTGCGATGGTGTCTGATATAGCAGGCCAGAAAATCCATGACCGCAGCGGTGCGGCAGTGTCTGTCGGCGAGGCCGCAAGACTGAAACCATATGTCCCGAACGTCAGCGATACCCCGGAGACCGTCAAAAAGAAGCTGACTGCATTCCGCAATGAGTACGCGGCCATGCAGCGAGAGCTGGCAAGCGGAGCTAGCCTGGATCAAGTGACGCGCTCGCAGGCGCAACCATCTGGCGGTGAGTGGGGTATCAGGCCGTTAGGCGGGCAATAGTCATGCGCTACGAAATCACGGCCCCGGATGGTTCGCGCTACGAAATCACGGCGCCAGATGACGCTACGCAGGAGCAAGTGCTGTCCTATGCAAAGCAACAATGGAAGCAACAACCTGCCAAGCCCGCCATTGAAGACCCAGGTTTCGCGCAGACTGCGCTGATAGCCGCCGGTAGGACAGTAGATCGTGTCGGCAAGGGCATGCAGCAGCTTTACTACGGCGCGACCGGGCAGGCTGATAAGCAGGCCGCATTAAAGACCGCAGCGCAAGAAGACAACGCGGCGTATCAACAACTGCGCGAACTGCGGCCATGGGCCACCGGCATCGGCGAGGCTGTGCCGTCTATGGTGGTGCCTATGGGCGGCGCGGCTACGATGGTAGGCAACGTGGGCCGCATGGCGCTAGCCGGTGGCTTGCCTGGCGCCCTCGAATACGGCAGCGCCGAAGAGCGGGCGCAGCGCGGCATCATCGGAGGTCTATCCGCTGCGTCGCTCCCGCTCCTTGGCGCTGCAGCCAAAACCTCATGGTCGCTTGCAGAACCGCTGTACCAGCGAGGCCGCGAAGCCATCGCAGGACGGACGCTAAACAGAGCGGCGGGGGATGCGGCGCCAGACGTAATTGGCCGGCTTCGGGGCGCCTCTGAACTGGTGCCAGGGTCTAGCCCTACAGCCGCTCAGGTTGCCGGCAGTGGCGGCATTGCAGCGCTTGAGAGGTCAGCATCTGCAGCAAACCCGGAAGCCTATACACAGCGCGCGATGGAACAGGCGTCGGCACGCATGGGAGCACTTCGCGGGATCGCTGGCGATGATGCCGCTATGGCAGCGGCAACGACTGCGCGTGACACGGCGGCAAAGGGCCTTTATGACGCCGCAGACATGGGCGTCGCGCCGATAGATGGCGTCTTCCGTAGTCTCTCGATGCGCCCGCAATTCGATGCGGCCATCAAGCGCGCGCAGACACTGGCGAAGGATGGAGGGCTAGACGACATCTTCTTCCGTGACAAGAACGGGAAGCCCATAGCCTTGATCGGCCAGGGCGCGCACTACATCAAGAAGGCGCTGGACGAAGCCGGAGAGTACGGCTCAAGCTCCTACACCGGGAAGACTGGGGCGGCAAACGCGAACAGGACGAACGACGCCTTTCAGCAGTGGCTAGAGAAAAGCATCCCGGAATACGCGGCAGCAAAGACGGCGTTTGCTCAGGGGTCCGTGCCGATCAATCGCATGGAAGTAGGGCAAGCCTTGCTCAACAAGGCGCAGCCGGCGCTCGCTGACTATGGCGCCCTAAGCAGGGAGACCGGAGCAACCTTTGCCAAGGCGCTGCGGGACGGCGATGCTGTGGCGGCGCGGGCGACTGGGTATCCTGGCGCACGCATGGATAAAGTCATGGCGCCGGATCAGATGGCGACGCTTGAGTCGATAGCGCAAGACCTTGGGCGCAAGGCGAACGCGCAAGACCTAGGGCGTGGCGTCGGCTCTGATACGTTCCAAAAGCTGAGCATGAGCAACATTGCCCAGCAATCCGGCATGCCGCGAACTGTCGGCGGGTTGCTTGATCTGCCTGGCGTGTCTCGGGCTACAGCCTGGGCGTATCGCGACACAGACCAGAAAATGCAGGCCCTCTTGGCCGATGCGCTACTTGATCCAAAGAAGGCGGCCGAGTTGATGGCGCGAGCCGATAAGAAGTGGCTCTCCGACAACCCGAAGATCAGAAGGCTACTTGAGCAATCCGCCGTCCGTGGCGCCGGCCTTCTTGGCATGTCGGCGACGGAATCTATGGCTGAACCGAGTCAGGGTTTGCTTGGCCCATGACTCGAAGACATTAACACCGAGCCAGAACAGCGGGCCGATGATGCAAACCACTAGCGCGATACCAAGCGGTTTGGCGAAGTCGGTGTAGTCCATCAAGTAATCGTACACCAAGGCCACTCCAATGACTTTTGAGCATGCATTCATGGCCCTCCTTGCCATCACCAGCGGGGTTTTGGGATGGTTCGGCCGTGAGCTGTGGAGCGCGGTTCAAAAGCTGCGCGGAGACCTGTACGCGCTAGAGGTCAAGATTGGCAATGACTACATCCGATATGACCGGCTGCAGGACACGCTAAAGCCGATCCTGAACAAGCTGGACAGGATCGAAGAACTGCTGTCGCAGAAGGCCGACAAGTGAAAATCTCTCAACGCGGCATCGACGCGATCAAGCGCCACGAGGGGGCCAGGCTCAATGCTTACCTTGACGTTGCGGGAATCCCGACCATCGGAGTCGGGCATACGCAAGGCGTCGAGCTAGGCCAGCAGATCACGCAAGCGCAGGCCGACGAGTTCCTACGGTCCGATCTTGCATGGGTCGAGCAGTGCATTGCTGAAACCGTCCAAGTCTCGCTCACGCAACAGCAGTATGACGCGCTGTGTTCGCTGATTTTCAACATCGGCGCCGGGGCTTTCAAGGGTTCTACGCTGCTGCGCCACTTGAACGCCGGGGACTACTCCGGTGCCGCTGACGAGTTCCTGCGCTGGAACAAAGCGCGTGTGAATGGCGTTATGACGGTGGTTCCTGGCCTGGCGAGCCGGCGCGCGGTGGAACGGTCTATGTTCCTGGAAGCCGATCCTATCGTGCAGCTTGGGCCTGAGCGTCCCGATCTTGACAACTACCCGCAGCCGATCCCGAAGGAGTCGAAGATGCCTATTCCTGCCATCGTGGCGGCTGTGCTGCCGTCGATCATCGAAGCTATCCCGAAGTTAGGCGGTCTTTTCGGCTCCGGGTCGAAGGTCGCCGAGCGAAACGTCAAGGCCGCAGAAATGGCAGTGGAGATCGTCCAAGCCGCGACGGGTGCCGTAAACGCTCAGGAAGCCGCTGAGAAGGTCAAGAGCGATCCAGCCGCTAGGGCTGTAGCCGAGAAGGCTATTGAGTCGCATTGGTTCGAGCTGGTCGAGGGCGGCGGCGGCGGGATCGACGGGGCGCGGAAGGCCGACAAGGAATGGTCAGCAGGCGGCGGATTCTGGATGTCGCCGTCATTCTGGGTGGCGATGGTTTTGGTGCCGCTGGTCTACCTCATCGTGGGCGCTGTTGTGGGGCTGTTCGGAGCGCCATTCGGTGAGGATGTGCGAGCCGCTATCGCTAACGGCATCGTCGGCATGGTGATAGGAGCCTTGGCAGGGTATTACTTCGGACAGACTACAAGCCGGAATCGGGCGCCGAGCTAGCCATCGCTGCGTCTATGGCGGCGTCTAGCGTCAGTGCATCCGTCAAAATTCAGCCCTCAGTTGCAGCGCGGAGAAGCCACGCGGACATGCGCCAGGCGCAGCTTCTCCAGCAGCTTGCTCCAGCCCATGCGGCGCCACGGCATGCCGTCTACGTGAACTAGGTAGCTGTCTACGCGGCTGGTGCGCCACAGGTCCAGCCGCGTGACGCGCAGGCCGTGGTCGCGGTCGATCACGATCACCGTGCGCCGCAGGTTTGGCAGGTCGGCCGGGTAGTCCGGCTCCGGGCCGGCCGCGATGTTGCGGCGGCGCGTGGCGACACCATGCTTGGCTCGCCTCGCGGCCTCAGCGCGTTTGGTCTGGCGGTAGGTCATGGTGGTGTGCAGAGCTTGCACGGTCTGGCGAAGACACGTTAGCCGTCAGGGCCGCCCTTGCGCGCTGCAAGCATTCAGCGCGCGGAATGCGTAGCACCTTCTCAA